GATGTCGATCCAGCTCGCCGCGCTCTCGGCGATCCTGAAGCTGACGGTTGAGGAGGCCGGTGGCCTGGGAAACCTTATCGGCCAGCTCCGCGCCGCCGCCGGAAAGGCAATGGCGGAAGCGGCACTGGCCGGATCAGCGGCACCGGCCTCCAGCTCTTCTACTGGCAATGGCGCGAACAGGTAAACTTTCTCGTCGGCAACGGCCACGTGGCCGCGTCGACCTACCCACTGGCGAGGGTGTGGACGGAAGTAGAGATCACGACGCGGCGTCGTAACGGCGAGATCAGGGCGCAGGCCGCGCTCGACTTCTCCCGCGAGAACGCCATACACGGCGGCAAGAAGGCTTCCGCACCCTGGAAGCAAGCGATGAAGGATTTGGCAGATGGCGGGTAGCCTTAGTCGTCGCGACATCGAAATGATCTTCCGGGCGGACACCGACAAGGCGACCCGCCCAATCGCCGAGCTGGGGAAGGCCGTCAAGCAGTCGCGCCGCGATCTGGAGTCCCTCGTCGACGCTGCCGAGAAGGGCGAGGTGTCGCTCGACAAGCTCGGCGCGACGACCCGCGATCTGAAGAAGGCGCAGGACGAGCTTGGCACCGCCCGCTCGCTCCTGACCTCGCTCAACAGCCAGGAGACCGCGCTGGAGCGGGCGGAGGAGCGCGCCGCCAAGCTCTCCGCCAAGTACGACGAGCTGAAGGCCGCCGTCGCCGCGGCCGACAGCCCGACCAAGGGCCTCGTGACCAGCATGGAGCGCGCCGGTCGGGCGTCGGCCGTTGCGGGCGAGCGCCTGGAGAAGGTACGCGCGGAGGCGGCCGAGACCCGCGAGCAGATCACCGGCATCATCGGGCCGGTCGACAGCCTGGCGGGCGGCTTCCGCACCATCGCGAGCACGTCGGCCGAGATCGCCCGCGGCCTGGCGGTGGCCGGTGCTGCCGCCGACGACTTCAAGCAGAAGATCACCGCGGCGAAGAACGCGAGCGCGATGGACGAGACCCGCCTCAACGCCGACGTGGCGTTCGAGCAGCAGGGCCGGTCGGCCGGTCTGCTACAGTCGCAGATCGACTACATCAGCCAGTTCGAGAATCGAGTCGAGCTACTCGCGCAGGCGAAGCGCGAGCTTGCCGCGCAGGACGCCGCCTTCGACAAGGCGCTGTCGGCGCAGGCGGCCAAGGAGGGCGTGCTCAACACCGCGGCGCTGGAGCGGCAGATCAGGGAGACCTTCGCCGCCGCGGACCAGGCCGAGCAGATCAACGCCTTCCGGCAGATCGCCAACGACGCGCGCGCTGGCGTGGCCGACGTGAGCCGTTTCGGCGTCGCGGAGGACGAGGTAGCCGCCAGCTCCAATCGCCTCGCTACGGCGCTCTCGTCCATCCTGTCGCCGTCCGCAGCCGTCAACCGCACGCTCGACGCAATCGAGCAGTCGGTCATCGGCGCTGACGCCGCGCTGAAGGACGGCAAGAAGAGCGCGGCCGAATTGAACGCGGTGCTCAACGACCTGTCGCAGGCCGGGGCCGGGATCGAGCGGATCGCGCGCAGCATCGACACGTTCCGCGACCAGGAGGCCGCCGTCGCGCGCGCACGGGCGCAGTACGAGGGTGCCGTCGCCGACGTGAACCGCCTGGCCGGTGCCATCGACGCCGCCGACGCGCCGACCGCAGAAATGGTGCGCGAGCTGCGCCAGGCCGAGACCGCCGTCAAGCAGGCTGGCGACGAAATGCAGCGCCAGGCGACCAAGGCGGCCGAGCTGTCGACCGCGCTGAAGCGTACCGGCGTGGACGTGGACGATCTCGCGACGGCCGAGCGCCGCCTGACCGCCGCCGCGCGCGAGACCGCCGCGGCCGGGACGGAGGTGCAGGCGCGTCAGGGCGGCAAGGGCGGGCTGTTCGGACTGACGCCGACCGACGCGACCAACCTGTCCTACCAGATCAACGACATCTTCACGCAGCTCGCGTCGGGGCAGTCGATCTTCATCACGCTCGCGCAGCAGGGTCCGCAGATTTGGCAGATCGGCGGCGTCCAGGCGTACGCGAGCAGCCTGTCGGGTCTGTTGATCCCGCTCGCGGCCGTGGCCGGTGGCTTCGGCCTGGTCGCCGCAGGTGCCTTCGCCGTCTACAAGGCGACCTCGCCCGACGCCAACACGCAGGCCGGGCAGGCGTTCCTCGCCACGCTCGGCGACACCGCAGGCACGACGGCCGAGCAGTACGGCCAGCTCGCGAATCGGCTGGAGGACTTCGGGCTGAAGTCGGACGAGGCTCGCGACATCGCGCAGCGGTTCGTGAAGGAGGGCCTCGACCCGAGCTTCATCGGCGAATACACGCAGGCGATCAAGGACGCCGCCGACGCCACCGGGGTCGACATGCCGACCGCGGCGAACGCGCTGACGGACGCGCTCACCGGCGGCTACGATGCGGTCCTGAAGCTCAACGAGCAGTTCCCGGTCCTGACGGACGCGGAGCTGGAGCAGATCAAGACGATGTACGAGAGCGGCCAGGTCGACGAGGCCCGGCAGCTCATCTTCGACCGCTACACGGACAAGATGGCGGACGCCGCCGACAAGATGAATGGCCCGTGGTCGAACGCCTGGGATAACCTGAAGGCGGCGGCGGCGCGGTTCGGCAACTACATCAGCGGCGAGCTGTCGACGTTCTTCTCCGGGCTTCGGAAAGACCTCGACGAGGCGGCGGTTGGCGTCAACTACCTCCTCCTGCGATTCCGCGGCCTCAACTCGCAGCAGGCGGCAGCGGCGGCGGTCAACGGCGGGCGTGCGCCTACGCCGCAGGGTCGCGGCAATGTCGCCCCGCGCGAGCGCAGCAACGCGGCAGGCCGCGAGGCCGCCGACGAGGCGGAGCGTGAGCAGCGGGCCAAGGGCAAGACCGCCAAGCTGGAGGATCGCATCGCCGCGGCACGGGCCAAGGCGCGCAAGGACGCGCAGGCCAAGGGTTACGGCGTGGCCGATGAAGCCCGGCTCATGGCGACCGCGGAGGCGGAGGTGCGCCGGGTCCAGGGCGAGCGCGATTCGCGTGAGGCCGCCAAGGGTGCTCGCAAGGCGAAGAGCGCCCGCGACAAGGCAGCGCGGGAAGCCGCGTCCGCCGCCAAGCGGATCGACACGCAGCAGGAGCAGCTACAGACCGCGCTCGAAGCGATGGGCGTCAAGGTCGCCAAGGTCGCCGCCGGGTCGCTGGAGGATCAGATGAAGTCGGCGGTCGATGCGGTCGACCGGCAGTACGCCAAGCTGCGCCGCCAGCTCGCCGACTTCTCGGGCGCGACGGGTGGCCGCGGCAAGATCGGCGGGATGTCCATCGGGCAGTACCGCGCGCAGCTCGACGCCAACGAGGCTATCCTGAAGAACCAGGGCAAGCTCAAGGTGTTCGAGGACAACATCAACGACACGCTCGACCAGCGGAAGACGCTCCTGGCCGCTATCGAGGACCAGGCGCAGTCGGGTGTGATCTCGAACGCGGAGTCGGTGGCGAAGACCCAGGAAGTTACTTCCAGGTTCCAGCCGATCATCGACCAGCTCAATCAGTCGGCCATCGACTTCGCGCGCAGCATCGGTGGGGCAAAGCCGTCCGCCGAGATCGAGGCGTTCATTGCCAAGCTGGAGCGGCAGAAGGCCGACGCCGGTGGCAGCGATCCGCTCGGCAACCGTCGCCAGGCGGAGGCAGCGATTGGCCGCGACGAGGCGAACCTCAACCGGGTCATCGCCGAGCGGAACAACCTCGTCGAGCAGTATAACACCCTGGCCGAGCTGGGCCTCATCACCGACGACGAAGCCCGGCGGCGGAGCGCGGAGGCGTACAACAACGCCAAGGCGAAGATCATGGAGCAGACCAACCTCCTGCGCGCCACGCTGGAAACCTCCAAGGCGTCGCTCGACCCGCAGGTGTACGAGGCGATGATCGCCAAGCTGAAGGCGGTCGGCGCGCAGGCCGAGTATCTCGACCCGCGGTTCGCGCAGTTGAAGTCGTCGATTGACGGAGTCATCACGGACAACGCGATGTCGGCAATCGACAAGCTCATGCAGGCGATGGCGCAGCTCGCGACCGGGGCCAAGTCGGTCGGCGGGTTCTTCGCTGCCGCTGGCCGGGCGCTCCTGGAATTCATCGCCGGGACCGTGCTCGCGGTCGCGCGGCTTGTGATCCAGGCGCTCATCCTGAAGGCGGTCGACTCGGCCACCGGCGGCCTGGTGTCGCAGCTCCTCCAGTTCATGAACGGGGTCAACGGTAACGGCGGCGGTGGCGGCGGCGGTGGTGGCAGCAAGGGCGGCGGCTTCAAGCTGTTCGGCCTCAAGCTCTTCCACGCGGGCGGCCGGGTCGGCGATCTCGGGGGGCAGTCGCGCACCGGCTTCTCGATCTCGCCTGCCGCGCTCGCCGCCGTGCCGCGCTACCATGAGGGCACGCCGGGCGTGGGCCTGAAGCGCAACGAACAGGTGGCGGTGCTGGAGCGCGGCGAGAAGGTGCTGACCGAGCGGCAGCAGCAGCTCGAAGCGCAGCAGAAGGCGCGCACGGACGGCGGCGGCAAGTCGCTGCGCCAGGTGCTCGCGTTCGGCGACGACCAGGTGGCCGCGGCGATGTCGGGCGCGGCGGGCGAGGACGTGACAATCACGCACATCCGTCGTAACACGCCGTTGTTGAAGCAACTCCTGGCGGATTGACCGATGGCCCCTTCTATCGACGAGCTGCCGGTCTGGACGATCCGGCCCAACTGGCGGGGCGGCATCCTGGAGCGCCTGGAGTGGAAGACCGACGTGCTCGCGTCCGAGTCGAACCACGAGCAGCGCCGCTTGCTCCGCCGGACGCCGCGCCGCAGCTTCGAGATCACGGTCAACCCGACCGCGGCCGACCGCGCGTACCTCGACCTGATCCTCCACCGGCTCGGCGGCGGCGAGTGGGCCTTCCCGTTGTGGCACGACCAGGGCACGCTCGTCGCCGACGCGAACGTCGGGGCGGAGGAGATCGTCTTCGACAACCGCTGGCGCGAGCACATGACCGGCGGCCGGGCGATCCTCTACAAGGACCGCAGCACGTGGGAGACCGTGGAGATCGGCGAACAGACCGAGACCGGCTTCGCGGTGTTGGGGGGCACGGTGTACGATTGGCCCGCGGGCACCAGGGTCTACCCGCTGCGCCGCTGCCTCGTCCGCTCGAACACGACGCTGACCGCGCTCACCGGCAAGGTCGGCCAGGCGCAGCTCTTGTTCCAGGTCAACGAGCCGAACCCCTTGCTCGACGGTACGGTCGGAACCGACTTCGCCGAGACGAGCATCGGCGGGGTTCCGGTCATCACGCAGCCGCCGAACCGCTCGCGCGAGATCACGACCGACCAGGTGCGCTTCATGGACGAGCAGGACGGCGAGACGGGCCTCGTCTACCGCGTCGACCTGGCCGGGCGCTCGTTCAACGTCCAGGCGCACAACTGGCTCCTGCGCGGCCGTCCGCAGCAGGCCGCCTTCCGGGCCTTCCTGTACGGGATGCGCGGGCGGCAGGGCCTCGCCTGGCTCCCGACGTTCAACGACGACGTGACGCTGGCCGCAGACGCCCTCCAGGGCGCGAACCGGCTCACGGTGGACAACATCGGCTATCGCTACGTGGCGGGCGCTGGCGGCGCTCCTATCGCGGGGCGCGAGCGCCTGTGGACGCGACTCGAGTCCGTGGCGATCACCGGCGTCGCGGGCATCGCCGGTGAGCCGGACCACGAGCGGCTCAACACCGCGGTCCTCGCAAACCATTACGACGCCGGAACGAGCTTCAGCTTCATGTCGCTCGCGCGGCTTAACCAGGACGAGATCGAGCTGCTTCACCACGCCGACAGCGACGGTGTGATGGAGTGCTCGACGACGATGGCCGCGGTCCAGGGCGGCCGGGTTCCGCCCGCTCGTCCGGTGTGGCGTTGCCCGGCTGGCGACACCGGCGGCGGTGGCGGCGAGGGCAACGGCCGCGTCCTGGTCCAGATGCAGAGCGTCGACCCGTGCTCGATCTTCCACGGCTCCGTCAATCAGCTCGGCATCGTCCCGGCGTACCTCGTCAACTCGCCGGGCGGCATTGCGGTCGGCAATTCCAATCAGGCCGACTCGCGGGGAGTAGAGCCTCTCCACTCGGTCTTGCAGGAGGCGAACAACCCTTCGGCGAACCCAGCATTGCGCGGGCAGTCGCTAATCGACTTCGAGCGGGATCAGGTCGACAACTTCACCTATCACCTCAACTTCTATCCCGAGGGCCGCAAGCTCACGCTTCAGTGGCAACCGGCTGCGTTCTATTGCGGCAACGTCGGCAAGCAGAACGGCGAAGTTATTATCCGCGTCATCATCGACGACGAGATCGTCGATGAGCGGTCGTACCTGACCTACGGCAACGCGCAAATCTTCTACGAGTATCAGCTCTAATGGCTACATTCCAGGAACGCGAGATCAGCACGAGCGACGGCGCACCTGCGTCGCTGTACCGGCTCGATTGGGATAAGACTTCGTGGTTCTATACGAACGCGGATGCACCGATCGCGCGCCAGGAGATCGTCGGCGACCAGATGCAGGAGGTGGTCTACGAGCCTCGCGCGATCCAGGACAGCGGCGTGACGCAGGGCACCAGCGGCCAGAACGACTTCACGATGGACGGGCCTAGCGACCTGGACATCGTGCGCCTGTTCCGCGGCTCGCCGCCTGCCGAGACGATCTGGTTCACGGTTCGCCGGGTCCACGACAACCCCGCCGACGCGCCGATCTACTGGAAGGGCATCGTGACCAACGTCAAGCGGCCGAAGCCCGCGTCGTGCCAGGTCATCGGTCGCCCGCTATCGGCGTTCCTGAAGCGCACCGGCCTCCGCCTATGCTGGACGAAGGAGTGCCCGCACTTCCTCTACGGGCCGGGCTGCTACGTCGACAAGGCCGCCTTCGCCGTGGCCGGTACGGTCGCCGCCTTCGACGCCGCCAGCATCACCGTTGCGCTCGCGGAGGGCAGGCCCGCGGGCTGGTTCCGCGGCGGCTTCGTCGAGTGGACGGCGAACGACGACGGCACGATGGAGCGCCGTATGATCGAGGACGAGGCCGAATCCGCGGAGGGCGTCAAGCTCTCGATCATGGGGATCGTCGACTTCCTGGACCCCGGCCAGGTGCTCACGGTCTATCCCGGCTGCAATCGCACGCCGGAAGACTGCAAGGACAAATTCAACAACAAGCTCAACTACGGCGGCTTCGAGAACATGCCCGGAGCCTCGCCGTTCGATACCCCGATCTGGTAGGAGGACCGCTTGCCGATTCTAGTCGCATTTGCCGTTGCCGTCGTCGCGACAATCGTCCTGTCGGCGTTCGGGCCGAAGCCGCCGAAGCAGAAGGGGGCGACCCTCGACGACTTCGAGGCTCCGCAGATCGACGACGGCACGCCGCACGCCGTCGTGTTCGGCGACGCCTGGCTGGAAGGCTGGCAGGTGTTGTGGTACGGCAACTTCCGCACGAAGAAGATCAAGTCGAAGGGCGGCAAGAAGTGAGCGAGGAAGTAACTTCCGTGATCGTCCGCATGAAGCACGTTCGCGCAGCCCGGCTATGCTCGGGCGGCACGCGCGGCTGGTGGCGGGACCACGGCCTGGATTGGTCCGACTTCCTGGCGAACGGCATCCCCGCCGAACGCCTGGCCGCGACCGGCGACCCCCTGGCGCTCCGCGCTGTAGCAGCCGCGGAGGCCGACAGTGAGCAGTAAGGGCGGCGGCACGCAGGGTTATCGCTATCTCCTGTCGCTCTTCTCGGGCCTTGGCCGGGGGCCGATGGACTCGCTGATCGAGATCGAGGTGGGCGACCGTACCGCGTGGTCGGGCGAGGCGAAGCCGGGGCAGACCTACCGGATCAACAAGCCCGATCTGTTCGGCGGCGACGACAAGGAAGGCGGCATCGACGGCAACTTCCGCGTGTTCATGGGCGACCGCGAACAGGTCATGCCCGGCGACATCGCGGGTTCCATCGGCGGCGACGTGCCCGGCTTCCGCGGCGTGATGTCGGTATGGTACGACGGCATGGTGTCGGCGATGACGCCGTACCTGAAGCCGTGGAAGTTTCGCGTGCGTCGCACCATCACCGGCTGGTACAACGACGTGGTGTGGCAGAAGCGGCTATGCGCGATCCCGATGGGGAACGGGCTGGGCGAGAGCGGCCTCTTCCCCGTCACCACGAATCGGCCGACCGCCTTCACCGTCACCGCGGCAGGCAAGCGGATCAAGATCACCTTCTCGCGCAACCCCGCGGAGGGCGACCAGCTCACGATCAACGGGCGCAAGCTCGACTACGTGGCCGACCAGAAGGACAAGGACCTGGAGTACGGCCAGGTCGATCCGCACGGCAGTCTGTCGGGCACGATGAAGAAGACCGCCAACTATATCAACGCCAACTCCACGGCGTACAAGGCGACGGCAACCTACAACAACAACTCGGTCACGCTCGACTACATCACCGGCAGCGCGGCGGCCGAGATCGTCGGCATGAACGGGGCGCACATCCTGTATCAGTGCTTCACCGATCCGTTGTGGGGCCGCGGCTACAAGATCGACCAGCTCGACGAGGAGGTGTGGGTCTGCGCCGCGCAGCAGCTCTTCAACGAGGGCTTCGGCCTGGCGCTGGCGTGGTATCGAAAGGAAGACCTCGACGCCTTCATGCAGCGGATTCTCGACCTGATCGCTGGCGTGCTCTACACGGATCGCGAGACCGGCAAGATCGGCCTGAAGCTGATCCGCTTCGACTACATCGCCGACGAGCTGCCGGTCTTCACGCCGTCGACCGGGTTGCTCGGGATCAGCGACGACGACACCGCCTCGTCGGACAACAGCTACAACGAGATCATCGGCACCTCGCACGACCCGATCACCAACATGAGCTTCCAGGTCCGCGCGCAGAACCTCGCCGGGCTTCAGTCGCAGGGTGCCCCGGCCTCGTCGGATCGAGACTACAAGGGCA